GCTTTCCTAAGCACAAGCGAAACCTACAAGACCACAATTCGGACCCGTGTTGTCCTCCGCGCTTTCCGCGAATCTCATGGCGGTCCTATGAAGTCCGATCTCAAAGCAGCGTTCCAGAACGAGATGCGCCAAGCCAAGAGGGCTTTTGCCGCAGAATCTTGGAGCAAAAGCTTTTACCATCTCGAGCGCGCGCACATTCTCGGCCAGCGCTATTTCATCACGCATCTATGGACCCATTTGTGGATGCTGATGGTCGCATTCAGAAGAGCCGATTGGCGCGAGATTCGAGGCCAAATCGTTCGGTTGGTCGCCGTCGTGCCGGGCTATCTCTTTGGTTGGGTTCCTAAAGGCAACACCGGCGGCGCCAACGTGTCCGCATTGGTTCCCATGCCCATTCCAAAGGACTTTGAGCCTTTGCTACGCGACTATCGCGTTTGGGCAGATGTCTTGGGTCGCCTATTCTTGTGGAGTATCGCGGCCCTTTTCGTCGCAGGCTTCCACTTTGCTGCTGATGTCTGGGCCCGGTCGGGAGAGGGACGCACCATCGTGTCGCGATACAACGGCGAATGTACGCGTCTGCGTGGAGTTAATGGGCCGGAAGACATAGTGGTCGATCCTATGTCTGGCATGGCATATACCGTTGGAGGCGACCCGCCGCGGCCCCCCCCCCCGCTACTCTCAGGCCAGCATTGGAGGCCGCAGCGCGCACGCTTGATTACCACGCAGCACACCCGGCACTGATGCGGGCCGTGGCCTACTTCGAAAAAGAGGCCCCCGGCGTGGTTGCGGCGTTTGTTTCTGACCCGAACCTTAAAATCGCAGGCCTACGAATGCCCTACGAGGGGAGGGATACGCACGATGGCGAGTGAAGTGCCGCGCGAGAAAGAGGTCGGCATCTTTAAGCCGACCGCCACGGATCGACTGGCCGCCAAGCGCGCCAAGCCGCGAGACAAGCGCGCCGCGCGCCCTGGCAACAGCGAGGAGCACCTTGAGGCTTTGAGGCAATGCCCGTGCGTGGTGACGCTCCGTGTGCCGGCCGGCGAAGTGCACCACTTGAAATACGGGACCGGCGAGCGCGGCGCGGGGATGCGATCAAGCGACCGGTGGGGTCTGCCGATCACCCGCGGGCCACATGATGAAATCGAGCGCGCCGGATCGCGCAATGAAACCGCCGTGCTGGCCGGTATGGGCGTGAAGAACCCGCTCGATCTGGCAGCGGCACTTTGGGGTGCGTCACCCGACGTGAAGCGCATGACCAAGGTCATCTACGCATGGCGGGGCGTGGCCCCGAAACGGGGGGAATGAGCATGCCGAGATTTTTCGCAGAATGGCACGAGCCGCATGTGTTGGATTTGACGTGGCCGTTTTGGAGCATCAAGCCGCGCGAGCACATGACGATGTTCTGGGTACGCGGCTACGCACATAATTCTGACGACCTCGTCGTCGCCGCGATCTTCGAAGCGCCCGACGTGGAGACGGTACGTCACGAAATTGGATGCCCAACGATTGAGGTTGGCCTGAGGCCCGACGGATGGATGCCCCTTGACCCGTCGCTGCGAGCGCCTGACACGAACCCCGTGCCCATGCGGTATTGGACACACCATACCGACGATCCGAACGAAGAGATTTATGCCCGGGACATTGCAGCCGAAAAGGAAGCGGAAGCCATGGCTTTGCCGCCCCCACAGTTGCCACCTCCCGTGCCCGCTGAACATCATTACCCCGTCGCCATCACAACGCGATCTCTGATTGGCGCACTCGCCCGTCTATGGGCCGGTGCTCTGATGGATCGTGCGAGAGGACCTGTCCGATGAGCACGCCAAAAGAGGTCATCATAAAGAAGGGCCCGGCAAGTCTCGCTGCACGGATCGCAGAGCATGAGGGGTATCTGAGGCGAGAGCTTGCCACGGCCAAACAGCGCATTGAGATGCAGGCGCAGCAAATCCAGGCCTTACGGGCCGAGGTGCGCAAGTGGCAGAACAAGGCAGGGGGAGGGAGATAGGATCAATGGGCACGACACTTCTAGGCGCCCCGCGCGACCTCGTGAACGCCATCAAGAAAGAGCTTGGCCGTTACCCGGTTAAGTACGATTTCGAGCACGGGGGCAAACATCCCTACGTGGCCATTGAGAGCCAATCTGGCGAACGGCGCAAGGTGAGCTTTTCGATTTCGCCTCGGTCGGAACACGTCGCCATCATGAGCACCATCGGCGTCATCCGACGCACGATGAAGGCGATGAACGTAGCCGCTTACCCCGAGTGCAAGCGCGATGTGAAAACGGGCACGCTCGGCATCTTCATGGCGGAAGCGGCATCGAAGGCTGGCGACGCACCGCGCGTCGAAGCGTTGCCGCATGCACCACCACCTGACTATACGCCATCGCCAGACTTTGACGACGATGGCGATGCATTCGAGCCCGCAGGGCCTTCGGTGCCGCTCTGCCCTGATGCGATCCGCGAACGCGCACTACGCCCTACGCCAGAACCAGAGAGGACACGGACGATGCTGACCAGGCCAGACCCTCAGCCCCAGGCACAAGACCAGACCGAGCCGCGCAGGCGCGGGCGCCTGTCCGATGCCGAGATCGCAACCGCGACACGGCTGATCATCACCAATGCTGACGTCAACGATGCCGATCGTATCGTCACATACCGCGACGGCTGGAACGATGCGCGCGTTGCTGAGATCGTTGCAACGATGACGGGACGGGATTCTCGCGCGGACATCGTTGCGACCCTCAGGCGGAAATCGTTCGGCCTGACGATCGAAGAGCGCGCCGCTGCCACCCCGCATGGTGACGCGGCGCCGTCCGGCCTTGCGGACGCTCTGGCGAGGATCGCCGATCTCGCGCGCCGTGTGGAACGACTTGAGGAGGCCGTAACGCGCCCATGACGGAAACCGCAAAAGCGTGGCGTGTGTCGGAGCTTGCCGCCGCATGGGGCACGTATCCGAAAAACATCCGCCGCTTGATCGCATCGGGACGCCTCAAAGCGTTCTCGATTTCGGCAACCGACAACCCGTCCCGGAAATCGGGCATCAGGATCAGCGACCAGGAAAAGCGGCGATGGGAAACCGAAAACCAGATCGATACGAGCGGGGCGGATGCACCCTCGGGCGATCGTCCAGCCATTGGGTTGCCGACTTCGGTCATGTAGGCCATGACGGAAAGGAGCGGCGCAAGCGCAAGCGGCTCCTGCCTCTCGATAGGCCACAGAGCGAGGCGAAGGCCGCTCTCGACCGGTTCGCGGACGCCTTGCGTGCGGTCAAGACGGTGCAGGCTTCCCCCACTGTCGGCAGTCTGTGGCGAGCCTGGTTGGCCGAGCGTGCCAAGGACGGGCTGAGTAACGCGGTCTACAACGCCAACTGGAAGGCACTGGCGCCGTTTTTCGAGCACCGGGCGCCCGATCAATTGCGGCGTGACGACTGGCGCGACTACGCCCGCCAGCGCTTCGACGCGGGGATCGCGCCGGCCACCGTACACACCGAACTGTCCCGGCTCTCCGTGTGCCTCAAGTTCGCGGCCGAGATGCGTTGGATCGCGCACCGGCCTAAGCATTGGCTTCCCGCCAAGCCAAAGCCCCGGGGTCGTGTGTTGACGCCCGACGAGGCCATGCGGTTGATCGCGGGGGCCCGGCAATGCGACCCGCATGTGGAGGTGTTCGTCGTGCTTCTGTTCGCGACAGGCGCCCGGCACCGCGCCGTGCTTGATCTGGAATGGTCGCGCATCGATTTCGAGAAAGGCACGATCGATCTGGAAGTCGATTTGCCGCCCGACCCCATGAACAAGAGCTGGCGCAAGGGTCGCGCGCACGTCGTCATGTCGAGGCTCGCGCGCGACGTGCTCACGCGGGCGAAGTCTGGCGCGACGTGCGATCACGTCGTGGAGCACGGCGGACGCCGGCTCAAAGAATGCCGCGAGGGCTTCCGGTCTGCCCGCGTTCGCGCGGGGCTCTCTGATGACATCACCCCGCACACCATCCGGCACACAGTCGCGTCATGGGCCAAAGGGAGCGTCGCGACGGACGCGACGGCGGCGCTCCTCGGGCACGCCGATGAAGCAACAACTCGGTTGGTCTACCAACACGGCAACGCAGAACACACCCGGCCGGTTGTAGAGCATATCGACAACGTGCTTGCCCCGTTACCGTCTTTTAGTGCGCGCGACGGGGGCAAGGTGCAAAATCCGCCCCAAATTCGGGTCTCTACGTCAATTGTTGACACGGAGCCAGAATAGGGAGATTTGGCTAAGTGTCTGGTGCGGTTGAAAGGACTCGAACCTTCACGCCGTTTCCAGCGCTACCACCTCAAGGTAGATAGTTGAGGGGGCATAAGGGGCAAAAAGAGGAAATTTAGAGGGATTTTCGGGAACAATAGGGACATGAGGGGCAGGGGTATGTCAACTTTTGACGGTGGTGGATGCATGGCGGTCTTGTGGAAGGCCGCCCGCACGCTCGCGCCTCTTGTCGCCGCTCTCGCGCTCGCGCTCGCCTATGGATATGTCGTCTACGTGGCGCTTGCGAGCGATGGCGCGTCGGGCGGGTTCCCGCTCTACAGGGGATGGCTCTGAAAATGGATCGCCGCACGATAACTGAAAAGGACGATCTACCGTGAGCGGTTTTAGAACAGACATATCGTGCGCCCCGGCGCAGTGCTTGGTTATCCTGTGCATGGGGCGTGATCCAAAGTCCGGTAGGCACCACGACGTTGTTTGCGAGGCCTCGCGAGACGAGCGAGGCATTTGGAGCGGCAACGCAATGACTGACATCGGGCCGCGCATTCGCGCGTGGGCACCGCTTCCGTCTTGGTACGGCAAGCCCGACGGACCCGCCGTCGACTCCGGTTATAGGTCCGTGTTGCACGGGAGCGGTCGCAAGGTTGGTGCATGACGCCCACCTGAAACGCAAAAAGAGCCCCGCACCCGGCCCGGGGGAGATACCGGACTAGGTGCGGGGCGGCCGAGGGATGCAACACACGGGGCCTCGGAACGGCGGGCGGCAGCGGGGGAACGGCGCCCGCCGATCTCGATTTAAAGGATGATCAGGGCGAGCGCTCCGAGGATGGCGGCACCGCGCGCGACGGGCCGGATTACGGGGTAGTGAGCCATGACAGATCGTAGCCAAGAGCCTTTGCGCCGCCCGCGATCAGCACCGCGAGAAACGGCCACGCTTCCTTGACGGCCGGCACCAGCGACGCGACCGACCCCGCGAGCGAGGGCTTCGCCGGGGGACGCTGTTGCTGCTGTTCGATGGTCGCGACCTTGCTTTTGATCTCCCCCAATTCGTCCTTGATCTCCCTGAATTGGGTATCCCCGTGCTCTAGGCGAGCTTCCATCCCCCCGAGGGTGTGCACCATTGACGTGATGGCTCTGTTCAAATCCATCAGTAGCGACGTGTGGGGATGGTGGTCCGCCTGATGCGGCGGGGCCTGTGGGGGCCAACCGTAGCCGTGCCAATGCATGTTCGATCTCGGCCCCTAGGTCATTGTCGGGCTTGCGTGAGGCGATGTGCATGGTCGCGCCCTCACGAGGCCTTGGCCGCGCGGGCGGCCTTGGCGGTTGCGTTCTGGCGGACGATCACCGCGTAGGCGAGCCCCTTGTGTTTCTTGAACAGACTGTCATAGGCGGCCCGCCAGCATTCCGCGTAGGCGATGACCTCCCCCGGCGCATAGTCAGGCCGGGCGGGAAGATCGCACTTCGGAGGCTCGGGCGGCTCTAATAGCCGCGATGCGACAGGGCGAACCGCGATCGGCTCAACCACCACCTCCTTGCCCCCGCACCCGCCAAGCGGGGATGCGGCAAGCATCGCTATTGCCACGGCCCTTGGCAGCGGCGTTCCTGAGATCGTTTTCGGCTTGTGAAAGGCGTGCATCCGTATCCCCCAACGTTGCAATGATTTGATCGTCCGTCGCCTCGGCTTCCGCATCCGCCGCCGCCATGATGCGGCGCACGGCCTCGCTGCTCTGGGCGATACGCTCACGCCACTCCCTATTGACCTGCCAGCGATGCACGGGTTTCGAGGCTAACGCCCCGCCCACGGCACCGACCAGAAACACCGCGATCACAAGCCCCGTCGTCAACGGCGCCGCGTCGCGCACGCGCTCAATGACCCCTTCCACACGTTCACGCACGGACGGGCGGTTATCGTTTGCAATATCCATCTGATCAGCCTCCTCGCTTTGCCGCCCTGAGGCGGCCGATCTCGACTTGAGAGCCATACCGCCACAACATCACGAGCACGCCGCCGGCGACGATCAGGGCGCACGCTCGCCCTGAAATATCGGGAAGGCCCAGACCCGCGACGCGGCCTACCAAGCCTTTGACATGCTCCCCCTTGGCGATGACCGCTTCAACGGCGCCAAGCCCAAGCTGATCGTCGCCCGTCACCCCGAGGAGTGCGGAGAGGCCGACGCCGGCAATGGCTTTGACCTTCTTCGCCGCGGCAACCGTGCTTGATTGCCCGAGATCCTTGACACTCAGATCGTTGTGCGGGCCGTCCGCCGGCCGGGTGATGGCGAGCACTTCGAGCGTGCGGCGCCCTACGACGCCGTCCGTGACGAGCCCGTGTTCGTGCTGTAGGGCAATGACCGCGCGATGCGTCAGCACGCCGAAAACACCATCGGCCGGGCCAGGCGCAAACCCAAGCTCTGAGAGCCGCGCCTGTAGGCGTTTAACATCCCCGCCCTTGTCCCCTTGGCGCAGTCCGATGCTGTCCCCTGGGGCCGTCTGCGGCCCGGCATCGGGCCATATGGCAAGAGCCCGCGCCGTCGCCCTCAGTCTGCGATCCAGGCCATGAGGCTTGACGCTGTCCTTGGCGTTGCCGGTGTTGAGCACATCCGAGAGCGTCGCCCAATCCTCGCGCCGGGCGTAGGCTGAGAGGCCTTTGAGCTTCCACTGCGCAAAAAGCTCACGCACGCCCAACTCGGGATCGCTGGCGAGCAATTCGGGATGCTCCACAAGATCGGGGCACGCCTGCCCGCCCGGCTGCTTTCGGATTTCATCGCGCGAGGCGCGGTAGTTGTTCAAGTGCGTGCATTGCAGGGGGCCGCGGCCGATGAAACGCGACCCCTGCCAGGGCGGGGTGCCTTCCCGGCCGCGAGGCCCGCCATAGACGCAATCGGCCAGTTCTTTCGGCTTACCCGCGAGCGCCCGCGCGAGTGCCGCCTTGCTGGCGAACACCCGCCCCCCGAGAGGTGGCACGGGCTTGCCGATGCAGTCCCCGAGGCGCTTGGAGAAAATCTGCAACATGCGCTTTTCCGAGTAGCGCATATCCTCGGCCATGTTCTTGAGCGCAAGGCCGTCCGTTTCGGCATCGATCTGCCCGGCGATGCCGCACCAGTCGAGCCGCCCATAGCCGTAGTGGTCGCACAACATCGGCCCCAGGCGCTCCAACGCGGCCAGCCATTCCGGCAAGGCGCGCGGGTACATGCGCGCGAGCTTGTCGCGCGTGATCTCGACTTCCATGATTTCCCCCCGTGTCAAATAATCAAGCCGCGCGGCGGTACGTCATCCACCCCCTGATGGTGGCCGTGGAGCTGACATTGCCCTCGCTCAACAGCGTCGCCCCCGTTGCGCCGTGGTGATAGAAGTTGCCGTTGTTCACCCCGGCCGGCACCTCGATTGTGACAGGTGACGTGAGTGACGCCATGCCGGTCGGCCGGTGCAGCGCGCCGTGACCGCTTTGCGAAGCGTGCACATCCACGGGCAGCGAAACCCGCACCGTGCCCGTCGACGTGCCTTTGTTGGACAGCGTGATCGCGAAGTGCGCGACGACCATTTCGCCATGCACCTCGTACCACCCCTCTTGCTGCGTGTAGACCATCCCAGCCGACGCACCGCCGAACGTGAGAGCGGGTGTCCAGGCGAAGCCCGGATAGTATTCCTGCGTGATCGACGTGGTGTAGTCGGTGACGGTGCCCGTCGCGCGCGTCGCGAAATCGTTGGGGTCGAAATAGGCCCCGTCAGGCACGCGGATGTCACAGGACTTGAGCGTGATCGATCCCGGCGCAACCACGCCGATACCGGGAGGTGAGGCCCACGCGCGCACGTCGAGCTTAAGGCCGTTGATTGTGACGGTGCCGCCGAGAGGTTGGGCTCCGATAATACTGTCGCGCCAGTCCTGCGCCGCATTCAGAAAGCTGAACGAGACTTTCGCCAGCGTGACGTTGCCCGATGTGGGCGTGACCACGCGAACCGATCTTTGCGGCACCGCTTCGTGCTGAATGTTCCAATGCAGATCGTCAACCACGTCACCGAACTGCGTATCAAGCACGATGGCATCGCCGCCGTAGGTGAGGATATAGCCCTCGGCCGACGTGAACCCCTTGGCCGCCGCAAGGACAACGGCCGGGCCTGTCGCCCCCCACAAGAACCCGTGGGTGAACGTGCCGTAGGTTGACGTGTTGAGCGGCGTCGTCAGCGTCGGGTTGCTGTAGAGCTCGTACGTATCATCCGTCACGCGCTTGAGGTAGGCCGTGGTCCGGTTTAGCTCGGTCATACCCGTGATGTCGGTGAAGTACGTCCCGTTGCCGTCCACGATCTCCGTCGTCGGCGCAGCCAGCGTCACCACGCCCGGCGTCGATTTGGAGATCGACGAAATCGCGAGCGCACCCCACGGCGACGGTCTGCGGAAATCGACCGTATCGAACAGGTGGTTGATGCACGACACGACGCCGGTCGGGAGGACGGCATAGTCAGAGACGAGAGACGATCCATCCACACCCGAGCCGGCCCCGAGCCACTTGGCGAGGTACTGCGAATTTCCGGTGATCATGATCGCCGCTCGTGTCGCGCTCTTGTACTGGTTCCACACGCGCTGACGGGGGTATTTGATGACTTCGCCACCGTAGTTGATGATCGCCATACCGTTGAATAATCCGGTGAACTCGCACTCGCGGAAATCGTGCAACCCTGCGCCACCAAACGCCCCTAGGTAGGACGCGCGCGACACGAGGAACGCGCACCTAGGCGAGCTGGTCTTATCCCCCCAGAACGAGATCGCGAACCGCCCCCCTTGTGTGCCCGATAGATCAATGACCGCCTTGCCCGCACACGTTCCCCTCAAGTGCATGTTCCAGGCGAACATACCGGCCTGGCGGATGTTGGTCAGGTTGATCGATGTGGCCACCGTGTACGTCCGCCCCCGCCCGTTTACGGTACGGGCAAACATCTGCGCCGTGGCGTTCCAAGACGTTTTCATAAGATCGAACGCCGCTTGCACGGCCGCGCTGGCGTCCGCCAAGGGATCGACGGGTGCCCCGAGGTGCGACGGTGACACTTCTGCCTCGGCCAGTTCGAACCATGCCCCGGTTACGTCCTGCTGTTTGCCAACGTGCGAGGGCTCGGATGCCACCCGGCGCCATGTGGCAGGCTCGATGACGCTGGACGTGTCCCACCGCGCGACAGTGATCGCATCGATGCCGGTCAAGTCGACGAGGCCGATAGAGGCCTTCGTCGGATAGATGCCCGACGTGCCGTTGTTGCCCGCCCGCGCGAACAGGTGCCAGTAGGCGTTAGACTGCGTCGGAAGCGTCGGCGGGGCGTTGCCAGCCGATGGCGTGGCGTTGATGTAAATCCACGTCGATCCCTCGTTAACGGCCGTGTCGTAGAGGCTGTACGTGGTCGCTCCGCTGTAGACGCCAACCGACTGGATCGTCGTGCCGTCCGCGCCATCCACACCATCGCGGCCCGGCTCACCCGCAATCGAAATCGTCCAGTCGTTGACCGTGCCCGTCCCGGCGAATCCGTCCGAGCCCACGCTGATGGTCAGATCGCCCGAGGCATACGACGTGACGATGCCTTCCATCCACGTATCCGTGGGGCTGGCGACGGACGAAACGCGCACGCGCGATCCCGAGACGTAGGCGAGCCCGGTTTGCGTGGCGAACACCTTGGAGCCCGCCCCGATGGCGACCGACGATGTGGACGTGCCGGCATACCCCGGCCCCGGCACCGTGCTTGCCGCGCCCGCTGCGCCCGCTGGCCCGGTCGGGCCTCGCGCACCCACAAGCCCGATATTCCAAGCTGAGATCGTGCCCGATCCCGAGACGCTTGATCCATCGGCCGGAACGCTCAGTGTGAGCGTCGTGCCGCTGTAGGCCGTGACCGTGCCCTGCATCCACTTGTTGACGGGATCGGCCTGATCGGCCGCGCGCACGACAAGGCCAGCGATGAAGTCGAGCCCCGCCTGCGTGGTGAAAATTTTCGTGCCCGTGCCGAGAGCGAGCGACGTGGTGCTGGTGCCCGTGGATGCCGGACCGGCGGGGCCTGCGGCGCCGGGATTGCCCGAGGCGACGAGGTTCCATGACGAATGCGATCCCGACCCGCCCGTGATTTCAGCGTTGATCGTGACCGTTGTTGACGTGGCGGCCGTCACCACGCCTTCGAGGAAGTTGACCGGAGCGGCCGTCGCCGCCGCGCGCAAGCGTGCCCCGAGATACGCCGTGCCCACCGCGCCCCCGGCCAGCGTGAAGCCCTTCAGCCCCGTGCCGATGTTGACAGTGGATGTGGACGTGGCCGAAAACCCCGGCCCGATGGCACCGGCGGGGCCACGCAAGGACGTGACGAGCGACCATGCGCCCGCAGCCTTGCGATAGAGGTCCGCAATCCCGGTATCGACCCGGAAATAGTACGACCCGTCCGATCCGAGCGTGTCGGATGGCACGCCCGTGCCGCCGAACACGCCGACAAGATTTTGCAGGAAGTTCGAAATGCGCAGCGAGAGATCAGCGACAGACGACCACGCGCCAGAGTACCGCTTGATCGCATAGGACTGCCCGGATGCCGTTGACCCGGCGTAAGTCTCTGCAATCGTGATCGACGTGTTGGAGTTGACGGCCGCGACTTCATAGAGCGCTCCATCCGGCCCTTCGAACTCGTCACCCGGCTTGACTTGGCTATCCCAGCCCGTCGCGCTGCCCGTGACGGTCGCGCTGCCGTTGGTGACGGCAACCGTGCCCTCGCGATAGTGTCGCGCCATCAATCCCCCCGGATCATGTCAGTGGTTAGAAGTCGAACGTGCCAGCGAACACGAATAGCTTGATCGTCTGGGCGCTGTAGGTGAGGGTTGAGAACCCTGGAAAACGATACCGCACGATGGCGCGCACCTGCCCGCCGCTGCACTCGATGTCGAGCGTGATGTATGCCGCGAGCGTCCAAATGCCCGGCACGCGCTCATAGTAGCCATCCGCCGCAATCATCGTCGTGCCCGCGTAGATCGTGACCGTCCCTTGTGCCGGGTGCACAAATCCATTCGGGAACTGCACGAATGCGAGCGTGACCTGTGCTGATGTGTGGCACGCCCCGATCACGATCGTATCGTCTTGCACAAAGGGGCCGGTCGCATTTGTGTTGACGGCCCGCGTCGTGATTTGCCCCTGCACAAAGGACGGCAGAAGCAGATTGCGATCGTCACTGTCAAACGTCGTGCCGCCAGCCGCGTTGAAGAACCGGACGCGGCCCGCCGTGAAATCAACGCTCATTTCGCCGACGTGCGGATGATCGATGCCGCGGGGATCAACTCTGCAACGGCCGCCGCATCGTTGCGGGCGATATTCCCACCCGCGATGAAACCATACCCGGCCGTATTCTGCGACACGCGAAGATTGCCAGCCGCGCCACCGATGAGGTCCGCCCGGATTGACGGGCTGCGGTTGTGGAACACCACGTCACCGGCCGCATCGTTGCGGGCAAAGTGCTGATCGTTGGTGTCGAATTGTCCGCAGCGCATCCGGTCAGGCGTGGCCTCGAAGTAAGCGATAGACGGAGGCAGTACCGGCGCGCCCGATGCCGTCACGCCCATGTTGCAAACGTAGAATTCCAGCGTCGCCGTCTCTATCGGCGTGACGTTGCTGACGTTGGCCTCGGGGAAGAACAGTTGCGTGAGGCTGTTGAGGCCAAGGCACACGTGCGTTGCGTCGCTGTAGAGGGACACAGACAGGATTTCGAGCGCGATGCTGCCGCTGAGGCCAGGGAACGGCACCATGAAACTCGCATGCGCCGGGACCGGCTTCCCCTGTAGCCATACCGTGCCCAGCACGAGCGGCCGGAAGCTCTTACCGTGGGTGACGAGCTTGATGTGCGTGTTCGGCGTTGCCGTCCAGGTGCGCCAGTTGAAATTGACGACGCGCGTCGTTTTGGGGCCCGCCCCGAGGTAGGGCAGCGACGCGTGCCACTTGACGCGCGACAGGTTTGTGAGCGGGCTCGTAAGCGGCGCCTCGTCTTGCATCCCCGTGTAGCACGCGAACAGCCCGCGCTTGGCGTCGAGGTCGAGGACTGCCATTAAAGCCCGATCCTGAACCGCTCGTTGGCGAGATCGAGTTTAACCCGGTTATTCGTTGTCCCGAGAACGCCGGTCGTCAGATTGAAGAAATATTTTTTTGCAGGATCGCGCATGATGCCCGCCGTGACCGTGCCCATGTTGGCCGAGAGCGCCGACAACGAGACGACGTTCAGATGCCGCGCGACGATGGTGCCGTCTGCGATCATGTCGCCACGCAGCGCGAGCTTGGTGACGCCGTTGACGCTCGAAATCGCGAACACCGGCACAGGGTCGCCGCCCGATACGCCGGGGAACGCCACCCGGAACGTGTTCGCGACCACGACGAAGTTGGACCCCGCCGACGTGCCATCCAACTGCACAAGGCCGATGACTTGCCCGTTAAGATTCACCGCGACGCCAAACCGTCCCTCGATGCCGTTGATCGACTGAGCGAGAGCCGTAACGGCCGCGGTATTGCCGTTCAGTTGCGTGACGGCCGTTGTGATCTGCTGAGACAATGCCTCGTCAGCCGAGACGCGGGCCGTTTGCTCCTCGATGAGAGCCGCGCCGATGCCCGTTCCCACCTGGGCGGCGATCGTCGTGATCTGCTGGGCGAGGGCTGCGGTTTGTTCCAGACGCTCCGTGCGCTCGACTGTGACGGCCGCCTTGGCGTCGTGCGCGTCCAACAGGGCGTTGATCGTCGCAAGATGCCCGCTTTCAGAGGCCTCTACGAGCGCCGCGATCTGTTGCGCGACACTGCCGAGGACCTCGTCCGTCTCCGTCACCAGAGCCAGCTCGAACCGGCTCTGAGCGTCCAGCATGTCCGGTGTGATCGTATTGGGTGGGACGGCGGTTGCGAGCGAGGCGATCGGCACGACCTGATTGCCGGTTGCGGCAACGGACGTGATCCAAGCGGACCATGTGACGCCACGAGCGGGCCTCGTGACGGGGCGGACGCGGGCCTCGTAAGTGGCCCCCGACTGCACGCCCGTGATCCAGGTATACGACCCGGTTGACGGGTCGAGGACACGAGGAACGGGCAACGCGACGCTGTCGCCCACCTTACGGAATTGGATTTCAAGCTCAATCACGGTTGGGTCGGTGATTGCATCCCACTGCAATTGCAGGCCTGGGCGCTGCACCCCGCCACTGGTTGCCAGCGTGACGGACACAAGCGCGACGCCTGAGACTTCCGAAAGCGCGGGGCCGGCCGATGCCAGATCGATGACCTGGTTATCGTCGATCTCGTCTGTGGATGCCGTCCAATCGTCGATCGCATCGTCGATCTCGGTGAGCACGATGTCGGATTGAAGATCGCGCGTGCCAGATGTGGACGCGACCACGAACACCTTGGCGTCATAGCCGCGTCGCGTGCTCGTGTACGTCACCCAATCGCCGGGCTCTAGGCCCATGTGCCGGGCGCGCACGCGCATCGCAGCCGATCCCATACGGCGGGACCGCTTGCGCTCGATTTCGAGAATGCGTTGCGCTTGGGAACGGGACGTGACGGCCGCGAGATCGAGTGTTTTCGTCAACCGGATGCCGCCGTCGGATGCCTCGTCTGTTGACGACGTGCGCGGCGGCAGTGCGACTTGGAGATAGCCCCGCGCCGGGTCGGTAAAGCTACCCCCGATGGCGTTTGCCAGTTCGTTGCGGGGCCTCTTGGGTCGCGTGACCAATGGCTCACTCGTGATCAGATCGTCATCGGTGAGGAGTATGACCGGAGTGCGCGCCACGCCTGCCAGAATGCGATAGATGCCGCCGCTTTCGATCAGCTCCCCCGCCATGGATGCGAGGATGGTTTCGATGATGTCGCGGTTGCTCTGGGACGTGTTGAACACGTAGTCGCACGAATAGCGCGCCTCCGTGCCCCCGCCCTTTTTGGCGATGAGTTCGGCGCAATCGTTCGCTGCGGCCTGCGCTTCCGAGAGGCGGATCGCAGCCGCCGGCACGTTCATGCCGATGAGCTTTTCTCCCTCGACACTGACGCCGCGAAGCGCGTTCCACAGGACCACGGCCGCGTTGCGCGTCCAGGCCGTCGTGCCCGTCCGTGGGTCGTAGAGCTTAGCCCCGCGCACGATAAACCCGAGTTCCGGGATGCCCTCGGGGAACAACTCCTCCGAATATGTCATGCGCACGACGGCATAGCAGACACCGGCGCCAACGTCGTTCGCCGCCCAGCGGCCATCCGACGTGGAGATGAGTTCGGCGTCCGCCGTCTGTCCTGGCGCGCCCGAGTAGAACCGCACCACGAGGGCATCGCCGTAACCCTGAACCTGCTTAGTTGTTGAGTTCCAGGATTTCGGCTTGCCGTTGACGAGGACGCTTTGCAGGGACGTGCATTCATGGTCCGCAAGGGCGATGACCATGTGGAGCGTCTTGTTATCGGCACCTGATAGCTGCCAGTAGGCGAGCGAGCCACCCGTCGCGACTTCCCCGACCAGCCATTGTCGATCCGGGTTGGTATCGATCTGCAAGCCGACGCGCACCCCGCCCGATTGCGTCGTGCTCGATTTCTGCTTGGGCGAGAGCTTGCGGGCTGCGAAGGATAGGCCCACGCCGACGCCGATCTGGATCGCGGCCGTCGCAAGTGCGCTCGCGCCCAGGGTCGCCGCGATTGGCGCCGCTATGAACGGGGCTAGAAACGGCATATCAGACGGCCCATGCGCGCACGATGGCGCTCCGCGGCACGATCACACCACCGGCCGGATGCTTGGAGTAGGCGTGCGCCCCGTCGATGATGGCGGGGCTCATGAGCGGGTGGGGGATGTCCGCCGGGTATCCGAGGTCGCCCCGTTGCGCCATGGCCGGATCGATCTCGACAAAGCGCGCGGCGACCAGATCGGCCACGGTTTCAAACCCGGCATCGCGCACGGCGCGCAAGGCCTCGCGCTCGCTCGTGTAGCCGCGCACGTCGTCAATCGGGTCGAAGTCGCAGGCGTCGCGCACCCAATCGAACACGAACCCGCAATCGCTCGACCCCCATGCGAACGGAGCGTTGATGTGCCGGGCGATAGTCGCGCGCATGATGGCGGGCCACGTCTCGATGCGTGCACGGCGGCCGTCACTTGGCGCGCGCGGGGAACTGAGGCCCCTTTCGGCCCCAATAGATTTCGGTGTCCGCAGCGGCATAGGCCGCATGCTTGAAAAATCCATCCGTCGCAGATCGTCGCCGCTGGCTTCCATCCGACCGCGCATCCCCCGTTGATCTGTTCAGTTCGCGATTATTGTTTTCGATAGAGGCTCTGAGCGTGGCCAGCCCCCCGGCCACGTCCGCCGCTTCGAGATCGTCGAAAAACCCCGAAAACCGCTGCTCTACATGGATCACCTCGCCAGCATCATTCAAGAACGCCACGTAGAGCGTCGTCGGCCGCTGATGCCACTCCCCGCTTGCGATCATCGTCGTTGCGGCGTTTTGCAGCCCTGAGATCGTGACCGTGATCCGGTCGCTATCAAGGTCGGATGTGGACGGGACTTCGGACACGTCCATGTTGCCCGCGAGCGGGGCGTAAGTGATCCCGCCATAGCTGAGCGAATAGGTGTCATTCCAGACCCCGCCCGCCCCGCCGTCAAACTCGACGCGAAGCAGATAACGTACCCTGAACCGCCCGCTCTCAATCAGATCGGTGACGGCCGTGGGGTATGTCCGCATGACTAGATGAGCACCTGCATCCCGGTGAACGCGATAGACCCGCCCCGCGTGCCCTTGCGCGACGTGCGTGGCTCACCGAAAAGGACCATCTCGCACCAGGGCTCATGGAAAAACACCTGCACCCCCGTCGCAACGCCGGGGCGAATGCCCGGCTCAACCGTGAGCGTGATGGCGCTCGATGCGGACGTGGCGCCCTCGATGACCCGATGCAGAGATCGGCGCGAGCCGGCCGGGACCATCAAATAGTCGCCTAGTCCCAGCGTGACGCCGTTGGGCATTTCGTTGACGGTGATCACGTCGCGCTCTGTCGAGATCGTGGCGAGGTTGCCCGTCGTGTCCCATTGCGAGCCCGAGTAGAGGATGCCGGTAAACCCGCGCGGGTGCGCCATCGGCCAACGCCACAACGGCGGGCGGCCCCTGAACATGCGCAAGCCCCCGCGCAACGATGCGAGCCACGCCTCCCACTCCCCGAATTGTTGCCGGGTGAGGGCTTCCGTCACGTAGTCCCCGCGCCACATGGGCGGCCCGACGTCAGCAACATTGACAGACCCTCCCCCGGTGATGGCGCGGGTTTGTTGATAGGCGAGCCCGAATGAGCACTCCTCCGTAAAACAGCCGTCCAGAGGAAAGGCGCGCGGGTAGGTAATCGCCATTTAGATGCCGCTCCTCCCAAAGCGCGAGGATCTGTCGAACGCCTCGTGAAGTTCCGTCCGAACGACCTTTTGGATCGTCGGGACAAGTTCCGAGTTCATGGATTGCACGGCATCGGGCGTTGCCCCGCGTGCATCGATGTTGACGGACAGCGCCACACTCGGCGCACCACCGCTCGCAACGGCCGGCATCGCGGGCATTCTCAGATCGACAGGGATACGGCGGCCGTCGGGGAGAGGGACGATCGCCTCGGGACCAGACTCGCCCGCGAGCGACGGGCCGCCCGTGATACCACCCCGCGCGAAAGCGGGAATGACGGTTGTCGTAAAGCCGCCGCCGGCTGGCGAGCCCCCACCTAGCAGGCTGGCGAGTAACCCACCGCCTCCACTTCCCCCACCCCCGAACGCAGACCCGATCAAGCTATCGATGCCCTGATCGATGAGCTTCGTGGCCAACCTGTCGAGAGCGTTCCCGAGGCTTTCGGCTGCGCTCTTGCCCTCGCGCAGATCGGAGATGAATCCTTTCAGCGCGTCGGCCGATGTCTCTTGCACTTCGCGCATCGTGTCGCGCACGCGGGTCAGTTCGGCATTCTCTGCCGCAAGGACCGCAATACGCTCGCGTTCGGCCGGAGTCAGGGCAATGCCCGCCTCTCGTGCCGCATTCAAAAGCTCTTGCTCGATGCGGGCCCGCTCAAGCTCTACCCCGGTCAGTCCGATGAGAGAGATTTCATCTCTCAGGGATCTCGTGCGGTCGCTTTCGGCCTGTAGCTTGGTCAAAAACTGCGATTGCACTTGCGCGCTGGCGTAGGCGTTGGCCAGTTGATCGATTGCGGCGATCTCTTGTGCCGTCACCGCGCGGCCTTCCTTGGCGGCCGTCGATGCCGCCGCGGCTCGCAGCTCTGCCGCGGCGCGCGCCCGCTCTTGAGCGAGCGTCGTCTCGCCAACCGTGGCAATCTCCGATTGCAGGGCCGCCGTGCGCTTTTTGATCTGATCGACTTCGCGCTCGAATTGCGAGCGCCGGTCTGTGCCGCTTTTTGATGGCGTGAACGTGCGCTCGCCCCGGGTGCGCCCTTGAAGGGCCTCCTTGAACCCGTCGCCCCCAAATCCAACAGACCGGGTGCGCGCGGCCTCATATTCAAGCGCTACACGGCGCGCATCGTCCATCAATCCCGATGCCCGGGCGACGGTATCCCCGAGCGCCCCGAATTGATCGATCAGATGTTGAATAGGGCCGCCCGCAGCCGTATCGACCATGCGGGCGTAGACCCCGATCGCATCCGCCCCCAATTGCAGCGTACCCCAGAACCCGGCATACCTTTCCTGCAATTCGAGTTGCTGCAAGGCAAGTTCGCGCTCTTCGCCCCTCAGCAGCTCCAGTTGCAATTTGAGCGTTTCGATCTCAGTGCGGCCGTTCATCTTGTCGAAAAACGCATCGACGGCGTCCCCGAGGCGCACGACGCCATCCTCAGAGATCGCCATGTCCCGGCCCATGGTCTGATAGGCCACCGTGAGCCCGCCGACGGCCGCCGCAAGGAGTGTGAGAGGATTGGAGGCGCCGGCCGCAGCCGCCGCAAAAGCCGCCATGCGAAGCGCGGCGGACCCGAGTATGGCGCCGGCCGCAACCGCAACAAGATCGAGGTTGCTGGCGACGCCTTGGATCGCGCCTGCAAGGGCCTGTGTCGCCCCGTTCATCTTGTCGGCGTTGCCGAGGTATTCGATGACGTTGTTGCGCAGGACTGTGAAAGCCTCGTCAACGGTGAGGGGCATCTCGCGGTAAAGCCGGTCGATCATGGCTTGGCCTTCGAGCATGGCCGTGACGAGCGTCTTGATGCTGAGCTTTCCGGCCGCAGCCATCTCGATGATTTCGCCCTTCGAGACGTTAAGCCTCTTGGCGAGAAGTTCTTGCACGATGCCCGCGTTTTCCATGACGGTGCGGAATTCGTCGCCGTCCAGTTTGCCCTTTTGCAAGGCCTGGGAAAACTGCAAGATCGTCGAGGCCTGCTCCGATGCGCTTGCCTGCCCGAGTTTCAGCGATTTCGCGAGTGTGGATGTGACGGCCTCGGCATCCCGCGATGAGAACCCATAGTCACGCACGGCCGCAGCGGCGCGCACGTAGGTCTTGGCGAAAGCGTCCACGTCGACGCGAGCGTCGTTTGCCAGATCAACAAGCCGTTCTGCTGACGCAAGCGAAATACCGAATGCCTGTTCAGAGCCTTCAAGCGCGCGGGTGAGCCGCGCCCACTCGTTGGCGTAGTTGATGACAGCTTGAGCCCCGAGCGCGGCACTGATGCCGCCGATGGCCACCGACGCGCCAGACGCATGACCGCCTAGACTGCGATACTGCGCTCCAAGTATAGCAACACCCGGGGCAGCCCCAGCAGCCGAACGGCCAAGCCCAACAAATCTGCCGTTCGCCTCCCTAAGTCTGCCATTGGCATCAACGAACGCATTGGACAGGCGGTTAAATTGAGCAGACGCGGCGCCCGTTGCCGCGCCAGACGACCTCGCGAATGACTGGAACCGCCGCTCCATGGCCCCAACGTGCCTATCCGTGGCCGCTTGGCCTTGCGCGAGGTCGCGCGCGTATTTATCCATACGCGCTTCGAGCGTGACGTAGAGGCGTTCGACTTGAGTTGCCACGCTCTAAAGCCCCCCTTCCATCATCCGTTCGAATGCGTCGTCAGGCAGTTCCGGCGCCTTCTCTTCGCCGGGCGTCTGGTGTGCCTTGTTCCATCCGTCGATCACTGCGAAGAGTTCCCAAAGGCTGATCGATCCCAGCTCTCCAGGACTGATGCCAACGAGGCGGGCGTTTCCGACGATCTCTGCGGCGTCGAGGCGCTTTGGCTCGCCTCCCCCGGCGCCGCTGGCGGATTTCCCGGTTGCTTGTCCCCAAGGGGTGCCGCTTGGAAACCGAACATCACGCCGGCAATGACGATGCGCGCCACGGGCACGTTGTCGGCAAGGGGCAGGACATACCTGTCAGTGAGCTTCTTGGCGTCAACGGGTGTTTTGCCCCCGCCAATAAGCCCAAGCCGCAATGTCTCGTAGATATCTGCGAACTTGAACTCTCCCCCACTGACGCGCGCAAATATCGTCGCGATCGGTGCGTCGCACTTCTCCTCCAATTCGAGGAGACGAGCGACGGGGAGACAAAACGTGTGCTCCCCATCGCCCCATGCGAGTGTGACCTCTCCCTTGTAGTTCATGGCCCTTCATCCCCCGATGTTAGGCGTTTAGGTCGCGTCGGTCGTCGTCGGCTTAGCCGCGAACTCGATCGAGATATCAGCCGAAAGGCGTTCGCCCTTGGCGACGGTCTGTCCGAGCTTGGTGAGAACGGCCGGGCCGGTCATCGTCTTCACGTCGCCCGTCGCGGCCAACATCCACGAGACCTTGACGTTCTTTTTTGCAGCCGTGAGCCACCACTGCAAAAGCGTTTCGTGCGCCTGGGCCGTCCACATCCCCGATCCCGAGAGTGTGGCCGTGATGGATTTCACGTCCTTTTCCTGCCACGAGGGCAGATCCTCGCTGAAGCAGTCGGGCACTTCCGATGTCACCACGTCGGAGGACATATCGATGCCCTTGGACGTGAGCCCACAGATGAACGTGAAGGCCTCCGTCGGCGTGGCGCCGTCACCGATCTCGATTTTGAAGTTGCCAAAGGATGAACTTGTGCCGGTCGCCATGGGGCGGGCCTCCTATGTCTCAGGTTGTGAAGTGGGTTGCAGGTCTTACTTGCTTGTCGTCATGGCGACGAAACGCACGACAGCCATTTGCAAAAGCGGGGAAACATCGTCCCGCCGCATGATCGTGTCCCGGTAGTCGATCCCGACGAGGTCGGAACCGTCGAGGGCGAGGGCTTGCCTATCGATGGCGTCGCGCACCCTCGATGCGAGTGTGCGTGCGGCAATCGGAGCGCTCTCCGTGGTGAACACATGAACGCTCACGTCCGCTTCGCTTCCAAGCCCCCCGCCATCCATTTCGAATTGACGGGTGATCGGAAGCGACAGGCGAATGAATGGGGTCGATACGTTCTGATTGTCCCACGATGAAAATACCCGGCCTTGCACTTGGGCGTTGACCGCCGTGTCTGCGATGAGGGCCGCGCGCACGGACTTGAGAAGATCGTTCCCGGCGTCCGCGCTCATTCGGCTTTAACCTCGATGGCGGCCCCGGCCGCAAGCGCCGCGCGGGCCGCATCCTCAGAGACGAGGATCGGAGCGGTTGAGGCCTTGAAGGCCCTCAGGCCCATGACCTTGCACAGAATGCAGTTTTCCCGATCCATCAACTCGCGAAAATCGAAGTCCTTGACGAACCGCAATCGCTTCATCGTGGCCGCCTCCTGCGTAGGGCTCTCGCGACTTCCGCCGCAACGTTGCGCTCGATGCCTTGCACGTTCTCTCGGAACGCCGGCGTCATAAACGGGCGCGGCTCCATGTTCACCGTGCCAAACTCCAACCAAGTGGCGTAGGAGACGTTCGCCCCCGTCTCCACAACGATAGACGTTGCATCGTCACGCACCGTTGCCGTGGTGATCGACTGGTGCAGTCGCCCGCTGTCCGCCGCTGGGAACTCGCCCGGCGCCGATGCCTGATGCGTGCGCCCTTTGCGGTGCTTGCTCCGATAAACCCGGCCTGACTTTGGCGGATCGATGATCCCGGCCACGGCTTCATTCTCAATCCGCAGCGCGCCGTTTTTAAGCGCCCGCTTGATCGCAGGGCGCACGCTCTTGGCCATAGAGCCAAGTGCGATGTTGAGACGGTTGCGGTTTTGGAATTTCATGCCTTGCGGCGGCCCACATAGGCAGCCTGCATCGGATCAATGCCCGTATCGGCGTCGGGCCCAAGACGGCGGTAGGAATACATCCAGCCGTCGCCGCCATCGAACTCCATCGTCTCCCCCACGGGCCACGTGGCAGGATCATAGTCCCCGTCGAGTGTTCCGCCTGAAAGCGCTATTCCAATCATTCGAAGTACCCCTCAATGTTGACCATGCCCGCGATGACTTGTGAGGCCGTCGCGGACGCGACGGGCATGCGCAGGATAACATGCACGTAGCGGCCCGCACCACACGGGATTGGTGTTCGGAATTCTTCGCTAATCCGTTCCGCCTTTGCGCCTGGCACTGCGCCTACTGGCAGGGATTGAGCCCCCAGACCGCGACGGGAAACGGTTGAGGTGGCAAGTGATACCGCTGTCGATCCGGCCGCCAGTGCCCACGTCAGAAGCGTGGGCGTAGTGGCAACGGCGGCGCCCGTGTTCCATGTGTCGATTTCGATTCCAGTGATCATCATATTCAACGGGGTGGGCACCTGGAACCCGAAAAGCGCATAGTCGGTTGCAGCACCCGCGACGGCTGCGAACTGGAATTTTCCGCCAAGGGTAGTGTAGCCCGCTGCGGTGTTCGACAGCGTGGCCGATGCCGGCTCTGCGGAATTCGTCCACTGGGCTAGCTGTCCGCCAGTCAACGGATGATCAACCGGCCCACGCCCCATGCCTGCCAGCATCTCGCCCCACGGCTTGTTCTGCATGGCGTCGAGCGCCAGCACATAACAATCCGTGAGAATAAGCTGCGGAGCCGTAGCAGGAGCGACGGCGGTATTGTAGACGCGCGCAAAGACGGGCAACTGCGTGGACGACCATAGCCTCTGCTGCGTCAAAGGAAGAGCGATCTTGTGCTTGAACAGGATCATCCCGGTGGACGTGTCCTGCACTGAAAACGTCACCTCGTCGTCATCCAGGATGATGTCGTAGGTGTAGTACTTGGTTGGATCGATATATGCCGATGCGTCCGGACCTGTCGTATCGATGGAGTTGTAGGTCAGGACGGGCTGCACAACGCCGCCGGCCGTGACCTGCCAGTAGGCCCCCGTCGTGTGTGCGCCGTTGAACGCCGCAACGTCGCCAAACCCGAATTCCTGCACAGAGTTGTTATAGTGCACAGACCGTGCGCGCCATTTCGACTGGAGCGGGCTACGCTGCGTCTTCATGTGCCGGCGCACTGACGAAATCAAATATCCCGTGCTGACCGTTGTAATTGCGCCGGAGTTGATCGTAAGCCCTGCGATGGCACTTTGCGTTGCGGCCATCGTTGTCGCGTTCGTGACCCATCGCGACGCATGAACCGCCGTGCCCTCGAAGCTTTCCGTAAGCAGCGGTGCGTGCATCGCGCTCGCCAGCGATCCCAAGCGATCCATGCGCGCGGGGAGCAGCGACCTATCGTTAATGCCCAGCATCGCCGGGCCTGCGACGGCCGATGGTTGCGCCGACGAATCGTAAATGACCGCATTGCCGGCCGCGTCGTAGAGCGTATGGCGCAGCGCTCCGCTGTCCGCGCGCACGCCGGACGCATTGTCCTTGAGACCGACCGACATCTATTTAGACCCCCATGAAATTGATGACGTAAGTGCCGTGTGTGCCCTCGGGCGCGTGCACCAGGATATCAAACCCTGTGCCAGCCACCTTGTTGATGGCGACGGCAGATATTTGCTCCAACACGTAGTCCTCTGGATCGTGGTCCGCCGTTGCCGCGCCCGACGGCGTGCATAAGATGATGCTCCCGGCGCCGACCCACGATTGACCCGTCACCGTGACGGTGGCCGTGGTGTCGTCGTTCGCACCGAAATCGACAGTGGCCGATCCGATGTTGGCTCCGCCACCCACGCCGCCAGTGGTCGGGTAGGCGTTCCATGTCGCGCCGTCCGAAATGACCAGCACGTCGAGCGTGCCGCCTCCCACGACCGCGCCGAATGAAGTCTGAGCCTGCGCATCGCTGACGACAGCGAGGCACCCCGGCGCCAGCGCGGCCGAGGGCAGTGTGGCGACCGTGTACACTTTGGGCCGCACCGTGCCCTCGACGTCGAGGGCACATGCCGGATTGGTTTTGCCTATGCCGACCTTGCCGCCCATCAGGGCGATGTCGCGCACCGTGCCCGCGCCCGCAGCCTCACTCTTGATCTGGAACACGCCCGCGACGGATTGCCAGTCAAACGCCACGCGCTCGTAATCGGTGAGCGACGTGAAGCTATTATAGAGCCGGAACACCTGCGCGTTGGTGCTGCGCCGCTGTGACATCACATCGGCCACGGCATCGTCGGCGAGCTGAAAATAATTCGTGGCACCGTTGACGTTGGTCGCCCAAAAATGGCTGGCTGGCCCGGTCAGGTTGGATTCGAGACGACTGCTCGGCAGTTGCAGCGAGTTTGAGTTGAACGCGATCGTTGTCGTTCGGCCATCGCTGCCAGTGGCCTTGATATAGGTGACGGGGCCGTTCGGGTTGGAGATTTCCAGCTGATTGGCGTTGCCGCTGGTCTCGCGCAGGATGAGGCCCTGCGGAAACGTAACACCGCTCGCCGCCAGCGTGTCGCTGTTCGGGACTTCCCTCTGTTCGCCGCCGATGGCAGCAATGGGACGGCGAGCGGCCATAGTGCGCTACCTCAAGCCAGAACGATGTGGGGGTGCGGCTCAAAATTGATCTTGGTAGCTGACACCGCAACGCCAAGGCGCTGCACCACCTGACCTGCCGCGGATGGCGGCGTCGCAGTTGCCTGACCGGGCGTCGTCGAGAGGTAGACCGCCCCCGGGGTATGACCAGTGACCTGATCGTTAGCGCCTTCGAAATAAACCGTAGCGGCGGCCCCGCTGCCGAACGCGGCGAGCACGTACCCGTGCGCCTCTTTGCCAGACGTGGACGCATCCGCCTTGCGCACCTTGGCGCCAGTCGAGTTGTGGATGTTGACGTAATCGCCGGCGGCCAGCGCTTCCGACGTGGTGATGACCTCGGTATCCGCTCCAATCCCCGATGGCATCATGGTTGCCGGGATACGGCCGTTGCTGTCGAGGTGCGGGATTTTGCCATTCGCACCGCCGCTGCCGCCCGTGCCCTCGGTCTGCGTTTCCGTCAGCACGCCCGCGTTGTTGGTGATGTATTTCGCCATGGTCTATCGGCCTCCTATGCCGCAATGATGAGGGGGCCAATCTCGACAAGAATGGCCGTAGCTGAAATCGCAACGCCGACTTGCCGGAGCGCGACTGATGTGGGTGTCTGCGTCGGCACCCCCAACGCACCGCAGAACACCGGAGCGCCTGGCGTGAAGGCCCATCCGGCGTGCTCAACCATGCCAGACGTAACCACATCAACTTCGCCGCCCGTCACAGCTGCGTTTGTCGAAACCCCAGCAATGACGGCGAGTGACGCTGCGTCGCTATCGGCGTGTGAGACCTCGGTTGCCGTCGCATACTTGACGACACGGTGACCCGAGACCGTAGATGCCGCCACGAGCGTGGCGTGCCCGGCGCCGCTCGTGGCGCCTGTGGAAACCTTCCTGATGTTCCCCGTCTTAGATACGACGTAGACATCACACGTCGTTGGCCCCGTGGCGACGTAGTAGGTCGTATCATTCTCAACCGCCCACGGCAGCTCGATGACACGGACGTGCTTCATGGCCAATCACTCGGGGTGTCTTGCGTGGCGTCGTATGCCGGGTGCGCAATCGCAACCCCGGCGCACGTCCACGACGCGTTCACGGGGTCAGACCTCGTGTCAACGATGCGAAACCGCGTGCCTAGAATTGTGATCTCGTCATCGTTGGACGGCTGTGGAATGCCGTTTTGCAGAATAAGGATTTTTGCGGCATCGATTGGATACCCGCGCGCAACGGCAAGTCTGGTGTCCCATGAAAGGCGAACCCCTTCGCCGTTGTGGTTGAATTCCGTCAGGGAAGGGGAGCCGTAGGCGTCGGTCGCGCGCGTGATCTTGTGCAGCGTGAGCGGGTGCAAGTTGCCCTTGAACGTCCGATTGACGATAGCGGCAATGTTGGCCCCGAAAATCTCATTCATACGACAACAACCGCGGCGCTTCCGCCGCTTCCGTTGCGGGCCGCAAGGTCAAGATAGCGCTGGCCGTAGGACGTGGCCCCATATCCAGAGGCAACGCCGCTCACGGCGAATTCGGTTTCAACTTCGCCCGCCTTCACCTTTTTGATCTGGTTTCCGATCCCCGGCGCAACGTCGGTCGGGGCCAATGCCCCTTCCATGATCATCAGATGCGCAGCGAGATACATGATCCCGGCCGGGCCGTCCGCATCAGCCCATGCAGTGCCGACCTGTGTTGCGGCTTCTGTCAGATAGGCGCCCGTGATCGCATCCCCGACGCTGGCAAAGCGCGGGTGCCGCGTCTTGAACTCCGCCGCTGTCGGGGTGCTGTAGGCCATGGGCTATGCATCCTCGCCTGATGTGTCGCCATCGGGCTTGAACTTGGGCGGGCGGCCCCGGCGCTTGGGCTCAACCGCGACCTTACCTGCCGCGTCGGTCGATACCGTAAGACCCACAGCGCCGATGCCCGCATCTGTTACCGTGGCGCTCGTCACAACCACGCCGGGCACATCCGCCCCGCGGATCACGTATCCCCCGACGGCGATCTGACCCGCCTCGATATCGGCGTTCACCGTCGCCCGCTTGGCGAGCGCGGCCCATTCGTCGTCGGGGAAATCAACCGTTTGCCCCGGCGCGATCTCGATCTGTTTGCCGTTTTTGAGTGGCAGCACCCGAGAGCCCTTGCCCATGTTGGTGATATGCATTTTGCTTTATGTCCCCCGTGTTCGATGTGGTGAGCGGCGCCGAACGTATGAGCCCGGCGCCTGCCTTTCGTGTGCCCCGCTGATCGTGCGATCAGATCAGATCGACGTAGCGCACTTCCTTGGGTAGACGGATATCCACCCCACCCAAGCGGAAAATGCCGTGCACCGTGTAGTTCAGGGCCACCTGCTGGGGCGGGATGAACTGCAACGGCATCGGCATGTGCATCTTGAGCACTTCCGGATCGCGGCGGTAGGCGACCATGCGGGCCGTGCTTCCCGCGCCCGCCGTGGCGAGATGGCGGTTGGCGCGCACGGTGAGCTTCTGACCCGTGACCTTGGTATAGATGTTGTTCTTCTCGATCCATTCCAGGATCGTCATGGGCATGTCGTTCGTCAGTCGCTTCGTCGCGATGAGCGAGTATTGCGCGAGCGGCAAGAGGATCGTGTCCGCCATGCCGATCTCTTTGGTGTCGATCCAGATGCCGGTGATAGCACCGTTCACGTCGGTGAGGATCTCGTCCGCCGTCTTTCCAGTCCACTCCGTGGCGGTGCTGGCGCCGGCCGGGGCATCGGAGCGCGTCGGGGAGGCGTGGTTCAGGATGCCTTTGAGCCCCTTGCCGCCCGTGTAGGCCATGTCCTCCACGAACTCCTCGTAGACGCGGCGGGCGACGGCCGCCTTGTCCGCCGTGAGCGGGATATTCGCGAGGCGGGCCTGCTCAAGCTCTTCTAGGTTGTAGGTGTAGGCGATGCCCGCGAGATAGACTTCACTCTCGTGCTTCTCGCGATCGAGCGTGACGGTCGGGAAGTCCGAGGCGAGGGCATTCAGAAACTTTGCCTTGCCCGTCGCGTCCGTCGACATGAACGTGATCGTGCGCGTCCAAGCATTTGCGCTCGTATCGACGGGCACAAATTCGGGGTAGGTGATGGCGGGATATTTGCGCGCCCAGACCTGCGTCTCGATATGGGCGATGTTGGAGAGCAGGAACGAGAGCGCCTGCTGAGGGGCGTCATTGAGCATTGCGCGATCCTTTCGCGTTGTCGGATGGATAGAGGGTGACGGGCGCGGGACCGCGCTTAGTCGAGGCGCAGCTTGGCGAGAGCACCGGACGCGGCCGATGTTTCCCACCGGGCGTTGGCAACGAGCGTGTTGCCCGACGAGGTCTTGTTGAGCACGCCAGCCGAGGTGCGGTATACGACATCGCCCGCGACCACGGCCTCACCGGCCGTGACCCAGATCACGCCCTTGCGCATGATCGCGGCCGTGTCATATTGCGCGTAAGCGTCGCCGCGCGTGACGGGCAGCGTCGTATCGCGGACGCTGATCCCGAGAAACGACCCGGCCGCGCCCAGCTTGCACTGATCGTCCGCCGTACCCTGCACGACGGCAAGGCCAAAGGCGATCGATGCGGGCTCGACTTCGCGGCTGATGACATCGGACTGCCCGAGGTCTGCGATTTCTCCGAGTTTGCCGATCGTATGCCGCTCGGCGTAGGTGGTCTGAACTGCACCCATGATTGCGTGCTCCTATGTTATCGGGCGACCTGAGCGGCGCCGATTTTGGTCAGTCTCGAATTGTGGGGTTTTGGTCGTGTGTGCGCCGGGCCTAGCGGGCCCACGCGCCTTCGATGTTCTTGAGGTAGGCGTCGCGCGCGTCCGAGGCCTTCTTGACGGCATCGTTCGTGTTCGAGCTTCCCTTGGCGATGATGTCAGCGACCGGATCGGACTTTCCGTCCTTGGTCGCCAGCATGTCGTAAGCAGCCGAGATATAGGCCGCATCCTTGCCCTTGGCAGCATCACCGATGGCCGTCTCGACAACCTCGCGCTTGATGGCGTCCGCCGTCTTGCCCTTGGTTTCGACCTTGGGCGCAATCTTCGTCGCCGTCGCGATCACGTCGGTCAACTCGGCCGCCATGGCTGCGATCTGATCGGCCGTCGGCTTGCCCTTCTCGGCAGCGTCGAGCTTGGTTTTCAGATCGGCGTTCTCACGCTCGGCCACGTCGGCGCGGGCGTTGGCGGCCGAAAGCGCCTTGGTCGCGTCCGTGAGCGCTTTGTTGCTTTCGGCAAGCGCCTCACCGATTTTGCCATCGGTCACGAGGGCGTGCACGTTGTCCGCCACCTCGTAAGC